CTGCTTCATCAATTAATGTTGTGAAGGGCGAATATCTAAACACCTGCTCAAACTTTTCTAAACTTGTTGTGCTATAACTTGCAATTGCTGTTGTTATTAATGTTGCCAAGGCCTCTTTTGATTTAGCTGTGGCATTAGCATCATACTTAAAATTTACAATAGGTATTATTTTAGTCGTTTCTAAATCGATAAGTTCAGGTGTAATACTCACAACATTATAATCTTGTAAGAGAGTTACAATATCAGCCTTTGTAGATGTTGTAAGAGTAGTTCCTGTCTTAGGTAAAATACTAATATATACTTTACCATATACAGCAGGACTTGCATATTCCCCACCCCATACTGCAATGGCCTTTACATTAGCATACAGTTGAGGAACTATGGCCTTATAGTCTGCGGCTGTCACTGTTCTATTCTGTGCAGCATAACTAAAGGGAGCATTATACTTAATAGCATCTAAACCCTCAGCAGCCGCACCATCTGCAGCTGCCGTTTGAGTAGCAACAGTTATATCTGCAAAACCCCCAATAGTGGAAGTAGATGAAAACGTATTAGCACCATTAGCATCAGCACCATTAGTAACTACATAAGATAAGATAATAATATTACCATTTATCAATGACGATCCTACAACACCATCCCCAAAATAAACTTCCCATTCCGCATCTATTGTTTCCTGAATAAAGAAAGCATTTGTTGTACTCTTAACTTCTACTAAGTTATTAGCTTTAGTAAATGTAGTTAAACTAGTATCTTCAGAACTTGTCTGTACTGTAACAGCAATAGTCGAAATATCTACATTCGCATTTGGTATAATAAATTTCTGATCAGCGTCCGTTGTATCTTTAGTAAATTTAGTAGTGACCCAAGTTCCTTCATAAATTGGAATATTAGAATAAGTATAAACTCCAGCTGTTGGTTGTAGTATTCGTGCTGTAGTGTTTACGAATTGATAAGTCGTACCAGAAATCGTAGTACTAAATGCATGACCAGCATTCATAGTAACAGATGCTGTATTTGCATTGTTCACTGTCACATCTACATAAGCCACGGGTGCCTTTACTGACCCTGGGGTATAACCTAAAGCTTTAGCATGAGAGGCTACACTATTTCTCTTTACCGCAGTATCGAGGAACATTTCATTAGCAGCCATATTCGCCATGAAGGCATTATAGTGTGTATTGTAAGCCAACACATCTAGCAGAACTGAAAGTCCTGAACCTTCAAAATCATAATCTGTAAAAGTCGTTTGGCCTTTCATATATGTTTTTAAATTAGATTTAATCGCATCAAAATCTAATTCGGTAATTGACATTTTACCTTTTGTATTTAATCCTGCCATTTTAACGTATCCTCTCTAATACTACATTTACTTCTTCTAAAGTTTCTGGTGCATTTTGAATTGTAAAATAAATCTTTATCGGCAAAGTATTCTGATCCATATAACTATATTCGGGATCAGCTACTTCTACATTCGTAACAATAACTCGAGGTTCATATAATGACAATATCTCAGTTATAGCATTTCTAAGAACATTGACTGTAGTAGGTGTAAACATTTGAAATAAAGATTCCCTCACCCGAGAAGCAATCTCCGGATGAAAGGGATGATCAAATCTATTAGTCAATACTAAATTACGAACAGACCTTTTAATGTCTTGTACATCCGTAACATCAGTAACGTCTCCAGTTACTGGATTTTTTGTAAAGTATAAGCTAATGTCCTTATATAAAAAAGTTGTTTTAGAACTTTGATTTACACTTTGAGCATCATCATACCCAGCATTTATTGTTTTTGCCATTTGTAATATTTATGTCACTTACCCTGGCCTCTGTACTTTTTCCATGTTCTCTTTTTGTATTTGTTCTTGGGTCGAGACCTCACTGAGTTACCAATCGAGGTTCTTTTTTTTATTTTATCTTTTTTTATTGAAGATGGTAAATGTATTCTTTTAGGCATTCTTCTTCCTAGGTTTCTTATTGTTATTGTGATGGTGATGGTGTTGATGAACTTCTTTTATTTGTTCTTCTTTCTTCCAAAAGATTTGAACCAAACCATAAATTCCTAAAAGTGACAATACCAGCTTCACTGGAATTATCCAAACTAAAATTGCAACAATAATTAATATTGTGCCCAAACTTAAATCTCTATCTTTCACTATTTCTATTAACTTACTTAACATATTTTTCTCCTAATTATTAAGTTGCAAATACTGTAGTCTGTTCAGAATGTATATCGTCTATAACTTCTGTTCCATACTTCGACAACTTCATGGCAATATAATCGCCATTTGCTTTTACTGATGTTGACATATTTGTGCTCATTGTTGGAGCGTGACCACTACAGGGTGGATCATCACCAACCAAATGACTCGTATTAGCATCTCCTTCTCGTACCACACCATATCCACAAACTATTACATCTGGTGAGCACTGATCTGTAGTTGTTGATCCATCACAAAGATGACCAGTATCAACATCATCTCTCTGATCTCCTCTAGCCACTAATCTTCCCATGTCTTATCTCCTTAGGGTTGTGTACTAGGTTCTGTACATTTCCAAGTAACTTGTTTTGTATCCGTAGTATCACCGTCCTCTCCCCAACCATGAAAACGTCTGATGGTAGACAATGATTGCGGCCCCAAAACATATTTTTTTGCCGTCGGTCCTTCTTCATCTGGTTTCTCAGTATAACCACTCCAGTCTCCAGCAGTTTCTGTTGTGTGTGATCCTGTCCATACTTGTTTGCCTACCTCACTTGATGGTGTAAAGGTATGAGCAACCACTCCAGAACTCATATCTGATAACAAGTCTTGCAAATTTCTAATGTTCTCACCACCTCCACCATCAGTAGTATTTGCATTAAGAGCTAGACCGTGTGAGTCTTCCACCCAAGAATGAGCTGCAGGTATAAGGGGCGGATCAGATAGAACTGGATTCGGCAAATCAATTACAAGCAGAGACATTGTTTCTGCAATGTAAGCAGGTTTACCTACATCAGCTGTGGAAGCTGTTGCTGGAGAAGTTGTGATGGAAGCAGTAGCTGCTGTAGCACTACCTGCTGCAGTACTATTCAAATGAATTTCATTACCAGTTGCAGTAAGTAGAATATCACCACCAGACAATAAGTTATGAATCCCACCAGATTGTGTATTCATCACTCCTCCAGACTTCACATTCATAGCATCAGCAGATTCTATAAAAATATCTTCTGCTGCTTTAATATTAATACTACCATCTGTATCTTTAGCTGCTTCTATGAATATAGGCTTGTTGGTAGATTTAATATCTATATCTGCATCAGAAAGTATACTAAATGTTCCACTACCTGTTACTGTATTTGCTACCGTCTCCATATTAATTCGGCCTCCTAATACGTCTGGATCAGAAAGTCCAGTAGCTTTAAGATTAATATCTTTCCAACCTGCAGTAAGATTCAAATCTTCTGTACACGCTTCAATATCTACCCATTTTTTGCCTGTAATAAAAATAGAACCATCATCAGAATCTGATGCATCATTATTCGTTCCTGAGGCTAGAATATGTATATTACCTGTGACTGCGGTTAGATTATAACCTGTATAAGCATAATCCCACATCTTACCAGTCCATGCAGTACGATAAAAATCAACATTGGCAAACATTTCAATATCTTCTGCCGATGTCACAAAAATACTCTTACCTTCAGCAACTGTTTTAATTTGTATGGGTGCAATATTAGATTGCAATGCTATACCCATCATGTCAGGATGACCTTCATCTCCGATCATCTCTGCTTCCAAATGTCCAGCCTTCATACGAATCTTAGACATTTCAAATACACCACGGGTTCCCGCCTTTGTCTCAGCTTGTTCCGCAGTAAGTGTGGTGCCCTGCATATTGATGTGGCCATCAGCCTGCAAGTTAATATCACCATCTGATTTCAGATTAATATTACGTTTAGAATGTATATCTAAATCACCACCCGACCATATCTGCATCTTCCACTTTGCTGAAAGGTCTAATCTATCATTGCATCGAATTAAAACTTCATCATCATAGGTGTGTACCACTCTACCTTTAACGTAGACATAATCATCATGCATAGAGATGTCATAACGGTCACCCTTAACATAGTCTACCTTATTCCCTGCATGATCGACTTCGTAGTACGTTCCAGCTCGGTGATATTCATGGATGCGTTCTGCCCCAGGTGTATCATCAAACTCTCTTAGGTGTCCGCTCTCGGACTCGTAGACATGGTTATAAGGGTACTGGGCATTAAAGTCTCCAGTTGGTTGATTCCAATGTTTCTCATTAAGACCTGTCTCAGGATTAGGTGATCCAATATTAATCTGTCGTTCTCTACTTTCTGCCTTCCACTGTAACACAGGATGTGGATTAATTAGAACAACTCCACCATTAATATAAGTAGAAACAGGCGCAGTACTAATTTTCGTACTTCCCGGACCACTGAATAATCCGCCATCCGCTGTACCTAATGAAAATGTTAGGGCATCTGTTCCCGATACACTTAGAATTCTAAATACTCTCCCATTAAGTTCTTGCGATCCTCGACAACCAGCAATCTGAACTATATCACCGGCGTACGGTGCAACAGCTTCAGATACTTCAGGTTTAGCATTTTTACCTGTTCCTGTTGTTGCTCCTGTAAAGAATCCTGATTTAGTTTTTACTCCAGTAGAAGTTAAACTTGCAATGGGTATACCGCCTTGTGCTAAAGGATTAGTATCCGGTACCTGCACAACTACTAAATCATTAATCCCAATATCATCCCATTTTATATCTTGACGTCCTACAGGATCTTTTGGATCATCATCCATCTCATAGACACCAGTACCATAATGTCCTGCATCATATAAAAGTTTTGCTTGAGCCGCTTGTGTTGCAGTAAGGCTTCCTTTCTTTACATACTTGACTCGTGGATGTGTTGTTCTATACCATTCACCCGATTGTCCAAACTGACCTGTCTCAGATGTTTGCAAATCACTAGGACGTGAATCGTCTCCAGCTGAATTATTAGCCATATCTCTAATAAAAGGATATGACGGAAGTTGAGTTTTTGAATCTCTCCAGAAACCATCTTCAAGATAACCTGTCGTAATAATAAAATTTTCTCGATCTACTCCTGGTAAACGACTATATGCATCAACTAATAATTGATTAGAGGAATCTGGATTTTCTTCAGTAGAGAGAGCACCAATTCTAAAAAACGGTTCTTTATCATCACCTGCTTTAGAATAAGTCATTGTGTCCGGCCACTTCATCGTACCTAAGTTTGTCCAGTTAGGCTCTGTAGGCAATCGAGCATCCGATACTACTCGTCGAGTAGTCTTAAACATCAGCTGCAACAAATCGGAATGAGTAATACGTTTTGGTGCTGCCACAGCATCCGATTCCATTAATGGAGGATCACTCGGTAGATTAGACCATACTCCAGCATTAACCACTTCAGATAAAACTTCCTTACCTCCACTATGGGCAGCTATTTTTAAATCGGTATATTTAGGATCAGTTATTAAATCCCTAACATTTTCATAGGGCCCGCCTGGAGATAAATTTAATACCCGAGGATAAAGATTCTTATCCGCATAATCAAATACGATATACTTGACTGGCACAGTCGCATATCCTTTAGCAGATCCAAAAGATAATTCGCTGGGTGGATGAGGTATATCTGCCTGATCATATGTAGGATCAAAGAATCCCTTTTCAAAATCTTTATATTCAGTTTCAGTACCAGGTACTACTTTATTCTCGTCATCATACGTTTGAGGTTGATTAAAGGTTTTATATGCACCTCTATTCTGAGCCCACTTCTTACTATCACTTCCTGCTAGAGCGGTAACAGTATTCATACCGGGCATCGTACCGATTACAATAGGATCCTGTAATGAAATCGGATCCCTAAAGAATCCAACTACCCATGATCCCTCTACTAGATTTACAGGTGCATCTCCGACACCTGCCATAGAATTACCACCCACAGATTGCATGACCTGTGCCCACGGTAAATCTTTAGTGAGGATTTTTTCTTTATCTTCGGTGTGATATCCGAGCCATCGAACTCTGACTCGGCCTAACTTCTCGGGATCGAACCTATCTTCAACTACACCGATAGCCCATACGAAGCCATCTTGACCCATGAATGCCATATAATATTATTCTCTTTCCTTAGTGTACTGCACAGTACTATTTATGGTCAAAAAAATAAATAGCAAGAGAATGGCTCCGGGGGCAAGGATCGAACTTGCACGGTATTGAAATACCACCTAATAAACGGTTAGGCGTGTCTACCATTTCCACCACCCCGGATCTGTTCTTACATATTAGCTATGACTCGTCTTATACTATAATCATTCATTGCATGAAGTAATCTTGTAATACCAATTCCTCCACCCACTCTTGGAATCATATCTAAAGATAGAAAATCATCTAGTTCTTTATCGACTCTTTCCTTACCAAACTTATCATAAAGTAAATTCGCATACATACCATCCGAAATTTCATGGAACATCTTTATCATCTCATCAGGATCTGAAGATCGCTCAGCTGATCCAATGGTTTCCTGACCAGAGATAATAACATCTATCTTAGCTGCCGTACCATCTCCGTTCTGTTTCATATTCCAAAATGGACTTGTGTAATTAGGAAAGTTTTTAATCATACAAACTCTACCTTGCCAACTCTTACACATTGCATCTTCATGCTTATGTTCTAGTTCTTCTACTTTAAAATATTCACACCATTCTAAATAATCCTTATCTACAATACCGTGTCCGTTTCCAAATCCCATATGTTCGCATAACTCTCGTTCCATCTTTTCTAAATCTTTGATGTTACCGGGCATCTCAAATTCAAACATAGGAAATATAATATCATGCCTACCTTCAGTTATATTTTTCTCTTCCCTGTAAGATGTGGAGACACAAAAAAACCCGGGAACTTCCGGGCGATTAAGTAATTCGTATTCAAGCCACATTTGGCCGGTCTGAGGCAGTGGCCATACTTCTCCAGCATAATTATATGTGGCCACTGTTGTTGGATCTTCGCAAGCTGCTAATATAGATAATCTATTTTGTGTATGGACTTCTTCAAATCCTTTAGACAAAAAAAAGGACCGCAATGCGGTCGTAGCTTCAGTAAACTTCTTTGGGTCAATTAGTTGTGTCATTGTCTCCTCCTAAATGCTTTTTATATTTATAAAAAAGCCCACCTAGAGGGTGGGCCTTTCCAACTATAAGTCAGAGGATATCGGGTGCAAGCAGAGCCTTGTTCGTAACTTGTGTTCGTTGATTTTTATATCATTATGCCTACTGTAAACATAGTGTAGGACTTCTCCATGTATTTTATTATACAACCTATATTAATATCGTTCAGGTTTCATTTTTCTTCTCCTGTTTTTCCGGGATTTTAGGCGCCTTCATTGTTGCTAATCCTAAACCAGAATTGGCAACCGCTTCTGCCTTAGAAAGTTTTACCTTCTTATCTAGATAAAGAAAGCGTGCAACTCCTTTCAAGGGCTTACGTTTATTCTTCGGCCTCATCATATCTGGATGATCTGCATTACGCAAACGATCACGTTGCGACTGAAAAATCTTTTTAAGTTCATGTGATATTAACATCATCCTTCTCCTATAGGTTGAGTAGGTAACTCTGGAGTTTCTACTTCACCAGATGTATGCCTAACCAAACATTTATTTTGTTTTGCATATTGCCGAGCAATATTTTCAGATTCATGTTTCACTGATGAAACAAATTGAGCCACACCCTTCTCTTTAGAATCTTCATGCCTAAACAATACATAATATTTACCGGCCTTTTCTCGTAGCTCAACATACATCGTAAGTATTTTCTCTGAATTCGTGAATCTTTATATCGTCGGCAGCTGCCCATCGTGTATGTGTTGACCCCACGGCCTTCAACATAAATCCCACATCACCTTTTAGGTAAATTGGTTTATCTACTTCAAGCACTTCCCAGAAATGTTTATTTTCCTGAGATCGTAATTGTCTGTTCCGATTATTAGTCGGCAACAACTCTACGATATCTCCAACTTTTGGTAGTTTAGTTTCCACGATATTTATCTTCTTGTAAATATCCGTTTAAATAGGTTTCTGCTTTTTTAAGAAGAACAACAGCCTCCTTAATCATAAATGGCTCAACGTCCTTAATGAACATTTTAGGTTTTTCTAACTCCTCTTCCAGTTCACTAACAAGAGCTCTAATCTTGTCTACAAATTGTTGTCTTTCGCTCATCTACCTATGTCCTTAATGTTTGATTGTGATATAACCTGATATGGCCCTTTGTTATATGCAGGTGCAATCGTATGGTTGGTCTTGTAAGTTTTCTTTTTGGGTGTAAGAGGTTGTCGAGAATCCCGAGAGGGTACCTTACTCCAAAAATCATCCTTGCGTTCATGTCCTTCTTTCAAACGGACATTAATTCTCAAAGGATCCATTTTATAAGAAATCATAATATAATTATACCAGGAAAATGTTTGTTTGTCAAGAGTAATGTTGCGGTGCCTCGAATTAGTGGACGTACCACATCATCACCAAGCACATAATTATCTGAGCCAACCTCGTAGACGATAATCTACCCTTGAGTCCGAGTCAAGGAACAAGATGCAACATTACAAGAAATAAAAATGATAGGTGCAGGGTAGATATTCCTAACGTACATTAATCCAATCTTCCTTTTCGATTCGAGCAAGTTCTTTAAATGAATCGAGCTCATATCCCCACCAATGATTCGTGCGTCTTGGAGTACCATCACCCTTGAATGGAAAATTGGGACCACAAACATAATCTTTCCATTTGCGGCGAGGAACATAGAAAAAATACACGTTATCTTGTTTTGGTTCAAATACCACTATTCTCAAAGCACCCCTTTTATTCTTTACTGCATTGGAGGCCATCTTTGTACAGTCATTAACCACTGATAAAAATTTAGCATCTGAATAATCATTATAATCTTCAGTGCGATTCGGGTTAGTATTTGCTTCTAACAAACCACCTGACTTCTCAATCAATCCAGTTTCTACAAGCATCCCCGGAAAGAGCATACCCTTCTCAACCCAATACAGAGTTGCGGAATCATTTCTCCACTTGGGAGATAATGTATGTGGTAACAGAGCCTTTGAAGCGGCAATTGTCAATTCTTTATCTTCTGATTTGTAACTCATAATAAATTTCCTTGAAAAAAATAAGGGGCAGGGTAGATGTTTTTCTATAAACAGAAAAAGAGCCTTTCGCAGGAGCCTCTCCAAGCTTCAGGTGGAGACCCCAGGTTGCCCCAGGGTCGTACCCCTATCTCTAACCAATTGCCGGTTAGCAATTTTAGTATTCTTCTTCCTCGTTATCTTCATCGTCGTCGATGTCATCCTCTGATTTCTCAGCCATGATATCTTCGACAGAAACACCAGAATCAACTTTGGTATAGAGATCGAGAAACGAGTCCCGAGTCTCTGCATCAAATCGACTGATACACATAGTTATGGCCTTCGCCTTGTCATCAAAAATCCCAAAGGCATTTACGATGTGTACCAAACGGCGGGTTGAGATAATCTCATCTATGCCGCCTTCGTAAAATGTCTTACGAATTACATCGGCCCACTTGACCAGGTTCCCAACAAAATCATCATCGACCTTATCCTGTTTGGCCAACTCATTCACGAGGATCTTTTCCTCGATCTTGTTGGTCGGATAAGACTGTTCGATGGTGACAGGAAATCGTTCGAGGAACGACTCGTTCATAATATTGGTTCCGATGAAACGTCCATCGTCTGAACCCTGACCCTTGGTGTTGGCTGTCGCAATGACATTAAACCCAGGAGTAGGATGTACCCACTTGCCAATCTTCTTCAGGTAGATCGACGACCCTTCCAAGACAGGTTGCAAGCACATAATCTTGTTGGATGCCAAGTCGACCTCATCAAGGAGAAGCAACGCACCACGTTTCATGGCAGTCACCACTGGACCATCGTGCCAGACTGTCTCACCATTGAGCAGACGGAAACCACCAATCAGGTCGTCCTCGTCAGTCTCGACGGTAATGTTGGCACGGACATATTCCCGATGGAGTCTGGAACAAACTTCCTTCACCATGAGGGTCTTGCCGTTACCCGACAGGCCGGTGATAAACA